GCCGGAAGCTTCTCCGATGTGGACATGTCATACGGGACAACGTTCTTCAGAATGTCAACTTCAGTCCGGTCAGCCAGGGCAGAGATAGGATCCACGCCTGACATCGGGACCTGCTTCTTGATAGCGCTGACCTTCCTACCGGCCTTCTTACGGTGATCAGGCCAGTCAGGGACTCTAACCACTGTTGTGGTGCTGGCTACCTTCATGAGCAGCTTGGCAGCCCGGTCGGCGCCGCGCTTCACGTAGGAGATGTCGAAGAACTTCGGACGAGGGTTGTCTACGCCGATGCGGACACCGTCGGACATGACCTGGCCCATGGCGTGCTTGGCGTGGTCGCAGTACTCAGAGCGGTTCTTTGCCTTATTCTTACAGCGCTTGCATACGTCGTAGGCGACCTTGCAGCCCATGCTGACGTCGATCGGCTCGCCCTGGTCGATCTTGTGGACGGCTTCTTCTGCCTTATGACGAGCAGCGGCGGTCTTGGTGGCCTTCGGGACGATCGGCATCACGATCTCAACCCGGTGCATCTCAGGGTTCCAGTCGGCCAGGATAACCTTGCCGCCGATCGTGTTGTTTGGGTGGTTGTTGACGTGGTCGGCAAACGAGTGAGCGTACTTCTGGAAAGTGATGTAGCCCCAGTCGTTAGCGGGATCATCGTTGATCAGCGTAGCTTCCTTCACGCCATCGTCGTTGATCATGTATTCAGGGAATCCATCACCGTTGTTGTTGATGCCCCAGACTTCATCTGAGCCGAGGCCGTGGACGAGAACAATCCGTCCGCCTTCAATAGGCTCAGCGGTCTTCAGGTACTCTTCGATCTTCGGTGGAAGGTAATTACGTGACGCGTACTTCGAAAGTTCACGGCTGAACAGATCGATCGCGGGAAGCTCGTAAACGTCTACAGCCGGAGGCGTGAACTTTATGAAGGACACTAGATACCTTCCTTGTGAGCGTTGGCCAACATCTGTATCACCGCTTTCCTGAGTATTGCCGCACCTCTAGCCGGCCCATGATCAGGAAGCTCGTTTTCTTCCATGGCTTCAGCCAGCTCTGGAGGAACTGCCGGCAAAGCCCGAGGGTTGTCAAAAGACGTCGTTGTTTCTTCCCCACGAAACGGAGCAGAGTGGATGTCCGCAGCTGGACCGCCAATCATCTCCGGAATCGGTGCGAGATCACCACGCTGATGAGTACGAGGACCGCTTGTCTGCGTGTCCTCAGTCTTCGAACGGATGTTGTCGTACAGACCCATTATAAGCACTCAACACTAAGATTTACGGTCCGCCTCGTCCACCACCTGGGAAAATGCTCTGTTCAACAGCTCTTGCTCCGATGCTGCTGCCGATACCGCTTGCACCGTGTCCGAGTTCCTTGCCAAACTGAGAGAAGAACCCTCCCGGTGCATCACTGCGCGACTTCGTAACACTGGATTCCATCTTAGCCAGGTCAGAGAGGACGTGGTACGTCATTCCACCGTGGCCGAGCTGGTTGATGTTGGACAGCAGAGCACCGGCCGCATTCGGATCCTTCGCCAGGGTAGGCGAGAACTTCTGAATGGTGGCGTAGTTGGCGGTCACCTGCTCAACGTTATGCCTAAGGTCTGGGTGCTTCTCAAACACATTGCTCAGAACTAAGGCGCCGTGATCCGATGTAGCTGCGTCCAACTTCTTACCGATGGCTTTTGCGGTAACACCGATGAGCGCAGGAATAGCTGCAGCAGACGTGCCGAGGATCAAGCCCTTACCTGCGGCAGAACCCACACTCTTCAGCCCTCGACCAATACCGCCGATGGCTCCGCTCCAGTCGAAAGCGGCCTTCTCCATGTCACCTGACGAGCTGATCTCGTCGAGCACATGTCCTACCTTCATCACGACATCTTCAGGCAGGCTGAGAACGAGAGCTGCAAGAAACTTATGCTGGAGCTCTTCGTCCCCCGCGACCTTGGCATAAGCCATGTCAGCGGAGAAGCGGCCAATGAACTCAGCCTCTTCGTCCGTTGGGACGATGTCGTTGACGAGCTGAGCGTATTTGTCTACCAGTTTCATTGCAGCTCCTAAGCCAGGCCTACGCCGGCCGATCTTGATCCACCTGCCATGGCTGCGTTTGTCGCCTGGCCTGCGGCATCACCTACGCCTTTGACTGCCTTAGACCCTGCCCACAACAGGCCGGCAAGAGACGCCAGTCCGGGGGCATTGTACTTACCCAGTCCCAGAGGACTTGTAAGCGCAGCGCCTGTAGCCTTAGCAATGGCCGGAGAGTGTTTGAGGACTTTGGCGCCACCTACGACCGGGGCAGCCAGAGCCGCTCCAGCTGCACGGACACCGCCGGACGGGGTAGTAACGTACTTCAGGGCACGACCTGAACGGGGATACTTCGCTGCGAAGTTATCTCTCCACCCGGCCGTCTTGTCAGAATCGTGCCCATCAGTTTTTGGGAGCACACTCCTGAGCTCGACGATGGCGTCCAGCGCCTCGTCCATGCCCTTCTTCACGGCGTAAGCAAACCGCTGGGATTCGTTTGCCAGGTAGTTGTCGACGTCCTTCGGTGTGTTCAACCGGTGGATCGCTGAGGTAACCGCACTGAAGGTGTTCCTCAGGCCCTCATCGCAGGTGTTGACGTCGCTGTACTCTTTGAGGTCAGCAGCCATGTCGTCCAGGTGGATGAACAGGGGATGGTTACCGTTCACGATCCTGGTACCGATCTCGTCCTTGCCGTCGAGGGCTTCCGGATCAAACTTCAGCAGTTCCTTTTCAACCGCAGAAGCTGTCTTGGAATACTCACCGTGGAACCCTTCGAAAAAGCCGCGAACGGCCTTCGGGGTATCAGGATGGAAGCGCTGAGCCGCCTTGTACAGGGTGCTGAACGGAGTGCCGTTCCGAACGAGCTGCTTGATCTCACCAAGAGCGCGAGCTTTGGACTCGCCGATCTTGAGGGTCAGCACGTTCTTCTTCGAGGCACAGGAGTCGGCGTAGGACTGGAGCTTCTCAGCGGCCTGCTTGAGGTAGACTTTCGTGTCCCTCAAACGAGTCTCAGGATCTCTGATCCAGTCGGGCTCAATCCTGTCAGCAGCAGATGCAGTCTTTTGTGCATCCACGTCGAGAGTATGGAAACCCGAGCTGACCACCGAAGCTATCTTCGGCTGCTCAGACTTTCCGTTCAAGGAGTCCAGGACTCCATCGAGAGTTGCCACCTTGAATGCGAACCGCTTATCGTCTTCTGTGGTGTACAGACGACGATTCACCTCGTGGTTTGATTCTGTAACCAGGGTCTGGATCTGCGGAGGAGTCAATTCGCTTTCAGAAGCGATCTTGGCTACCTCCGAGGTCAGGTCCCCGGTCTCAGAGAAACCACTGGCGGCTTTGTTCGCCATTCTGGCAAGCTCGTAAGCTGTCAGATCCATGGTTATCCTCGAAAACCTCTACACAGACAAAATAGAAAGAACGACCCTGGATCAAGGAACCAAAGAGGTCATATCGTAGCGGCTTAGTGCTCCGGCCAGCTTCAATGCAGCAAAATACGCGTAGCTGGTAGAGTGAAAACAGTCGTCCGGCTTAGTGTGATCGAACTTCATCCGGCGCTTGTTAGCGTTCAATTCAACGTAAATCGAGGTGTAGTCCTCTTCGAACTCCTTGAACTCATCATAAGAGAAGAACTCGATACGACCGTGCTTGATGTCGTCGATGACCTTGATGAACATTTCATTCCGGTCGATGGTGTACCGCCCGGACTCTTTGCTCCATCGGATCATATCCCGCTGAGCACCTTCCTGGATCTGGAACAGGTTACGGTGCATCCAACCGTACTGGTTCATCAAGATGGCGTTCAGCGGGGCACCGAAGCCCCAGTCAGAGAACACGCATCTGACACGAAACGCCGTCATAAGGTGGTTGAGCATCTCAGGCTGGTTGGAGAGCTCAGCCTCTGCTCCCATGAACCTCTTTTGGTAGATGACGTGGAACTGTCCAGCACGGATGCCTCCGATGGTCAGGGTTGTGTACGACACCCTGGTTGACCCCTTTACGGTGTGAGCCCCCAGGCCGCCAGTTCCCCAGTCGATACCGGCCACCACATGGAAGTCGTGAAGCTGCCCGACGCCGGCCATCTTACGGCGGGGGTTGCAGGCCCGCTGGATGTCTGTTTGAGACAACAGCAACTGACCTTCGGCGTAGCTGAGACCCATGACCTCGTTCATGAACTGCGACATGGGGTAGTTGTGCATCTTGTCCCAGAGTTCCTCTGGGGTCTTGTTCGGGTTCATCAGCTGGGTGATTCGCCATCCGTTACGCTTCCCGAGCATCCCCGGTTGACCAGGGACCCACACACCGAGGTGCGGGTACAAGGTCCCATCGCATTTACGGCAAGCGAACCGGTCCGGGCGCAGAAGCTTCACGTCCTGGAAGTTGTAGAATCCGCAGGACTGGCACTTGATGTGCCACTCACATTGCGAGCTCATCGCCCAGTACTTCTCCAGCGGGTTGTCGAAGGTCTTGGGAGTGCCCGCCCTGATGATTTTCTTCAGGTGGATGGGAGCGTTACCTGCGACTTCTTCGATCGGACCAATGTGATCCGACGGGATGTCCTGGAACTCGTCAAACTTGATGCGGTACGCCGTGAGACCACGGATCGCGTCAGGCGAGTTGAACGTAGATCTGAAGTAAAAATAAGACCCGTTGGTCATCATCCGGGTGCCGATCTGCCAAACAGCTTTCAACCCCTTAGGAATCAACCAGGACAGATACGGCGACGACCGGCACATGACGTCGAACACCATTCGCGAGAAGGTAGCCGCCTGTTCTCCTCGCGGAGCGATGTACAGGTGACCAAGGTCGGGGATGCGAGCACCCTCAGTGGCTTCGTCTGCCGCCAGAAGAACACTCTTGCCCACCTGCCGGCCGCACTTCAGTACGGTCTCTGGGGCGGCCAGCTCGATGACTTCACGAAGGTATGGTCGATCCTGTAGTGAGTACGGGATCGACGGGCGGATGTGGATGATCCTTTGGAAAATTTCAGACCGAGGAGCCCTGAGATATTCCTCAGAGTCGTCTTCTTCATGCAAAGCATCCAGCACCTGTAGCTTAGGCGCCTTGCTCTTTGGCCGAAGTATCGCTGAGGCCTGCGTCCTTCGAGATCTTCGGCGAGTCGATTTCGTTCGGGTCAAAGTCGTCACGGTTCACAATCTGAAGGTTGGTCGGCTTCTCGAACTCCAGTTTCAAGCGGTCGTTGATAGTCCCGACGTTGGTCGGAACGAGGCTCACCCTAGCTTCAAAGATCCTCAGGCTGTTTTGTACAAGGATCTGTTGTTTTTTCAACGCCTCCAGCGAGCCGTAGCTCGCCGCTTCTTTGTGCTGCCAAAAACCCTGCTGAGACACTGAGAGCATAGCGTCTAACTCTTCAGCTGTATCCAGGGTTCTTTCAACACGGAACTTCCTCACGTACTCCGACAGAGTCAGGTTCATGCTGTTTCGGATATGAACCTTGTGATTGGTCCCGAGAGAATCTCTCCACAGAACGAAGTCCGCGCTGGGCACCAACTCCCGGTCGAAGTAGAACCGGTGATAGATCTCTACGTCCTCTGTATGAACATCCAGGTCAAACTGAGCCGAGAGGATATCGGCGATCTCTTCGTACTTCGCCTGTGTGCAGAGGAGCCCTTCCAAGGTGGACCGGACCATCAGGTCGTCGTACAAGAATGGAAGCTCTACTTGATCAGGGTCTTCCCAGAACGCACCTAGCCCAAGGATATCCAGGTACAGCTCGACGGCTTTCTCGTTGGAGGCGGTCGGGAGCTCCTGCTCTCTCTTCACCCACTTCTTGATGGACTTCGGAGCAGCAGCTACGAGCTTGTTGAACAACATCTTGAAGTATTCTTGAGTCGGACGCTTAGCCGGCACGAACCCTCTCTCCGTGAGTATCTGGTAGGCCATGTCAGGCCCGACGGAGAGCAGATAAAAGATGATGGCTCGTTGAAACGGAAATAGCGGGGTCTTCTCGGAGCGCAGGTTTGGAAAGTGCGCCTTGCCTAGCTCAAAAACGTCCTGCAGGCTAGTTGAAATAGGATAACGACGCTCACCTCGAATAACCTTTCCACCTGTTGAGTCAAACAGGTCGAGGTCTTCAAGGTGGGCAAGCGTAGCTTCAGTCAGGCCATACGTAGTGCATATACCTGACTTCGACAAGCTTGTTTTTCCCGCCATCACATGTTGCCAGCCGGCGTTTGTATGGTTCTAAGCTGGCGGAGGTCGGAGATCAGCGCATCCAAAGAGAATGCGGCAGACCGAGCGGCGCCTTCGTCGACCGGAAGCCCGAGACGTGCGGCCAGGAGAAGCTTCAATGCGGCCTGTCTCGCGGAGTCCAACAAATCGACGTAATCAAGATACTTCATGATGTTCTCTTCGGTCAAGATATTCAACCCAAGAGTGGCGTCTAATCCTTCGTCGACGTCATCTTGCATGAGGTCGTCGGCGGCTACTTTAGCAAGAGGGAGTACCGTACCCACACGCTTCAGCAGTGTCAGGTCCGGAAGGTAGCGCATAGAGATGAAGGCTTTGAGAGCTTCCTCAGCGTGCTTCTTCATCCGCGGAACAAACTTCGCACACACGGTGGCCAGCTTCGTACTGTCCAGCCCGGCTGTTTTCGATACGAGCGGAGCACGGAGCATCACAGACCCGCGAGCCTGAATGGTGCTGAGCACTGTGGATACGCTCTCATGTTCGTACAGGTTACTGAGGAAATCCGAGGCTTGTTTCTTGTTCATGCTCTCGGGCATGTCATCGAAGCAGGCCTGCTTGACGTTCGACGGCATGTCGACACGGTACCGATCGTCGGAGGTACGGAAGATCGTCATGAACGGGCGATCGAACAGAGGCTGAGTAGCGGCCTCCTTGAGGTCGATCTCGTTGTCGTTGATGTGCATCCAGTTGGCGTGCTTAGGGACGTACATTACCCCGCCGAGCGTGATCGGCTCATCAAGGTCGTCGTCCTTCTCAACACGAATGGACTGGCTGAGCACTGACGCGGTCTTGGCGTAGTGTCCTGACACCGACTGTCCGAGAATCGTCATCGGAACCGTGCTTCTAAGCTCGCCCTGCTTGTTGATCCAGCAGAAGGCTCCGTGTCCTCGGGTGTCGTCATCAGGAAGACGACCCATGGACTCTTCTTCGATTCCGCCGATGTCGCGCAGGGACTCGTTGGTTCCGAGCTTGAGCGCGTACGCGTGCTTGGAGAACGGAACGAACATATTGGACGGTCCGTCAAAACCCGGATCGTACGGTCGCTGGATGAACCACCCGCGATACCGCTTACCGTCGTAGCTGGCTACCTTGTAGCAACCAGAGCTGACGATGGGGCGGTAGATCTCGTTCTGGATAGGAACAGCGGCCTGCTTCACGATGGAAGCAGTCTTCGTTTTTACCTGCAGATCGTAGGTCTTGGTTCCGGCGTCCTTGAGCATGCCCAGGACAGCGGTGTCCTGTTCTACGAAGGAAGCTGTCTTCTCACCCATGACTCTGGTGAGAGCCTCAAGGTACTCGTTCTTGCCACCAAGGTACGCAGCGAAGGTGTACTTGCCGTCATACGGGGGCCGGCTGTGAGTGAGGAACACGTCCATGATCTCACCCTGGCCTGGAGGCATGATTTCACCAAAGCCGGTGTTCTGAACCGCCTCGGCCAGAGTATCCGCGTCCATGGAGTACAACTTGCCGTCGTTCAGGAACATGTCGAACGGCTTCAGCTTCCCTTGGTCAACGATGACCGGGATCTGGAGACCGTCACGGATGACGATGTTTCCGATGGCGCTACGTGTTCCTTCGTCCTGAGAGTTGAGGCTCAGGCGGAACTGATCCGTGGGTAGGTTGGGGTGTTGATCCGACAACGCATTGAAAATCGCGTGCTCCCACTGAGTAGTGTCAGCGGGAAGTCGAACATCAGCCACCTTGTTGAACTGGAACGTGGGAAGGTCAACGAAGAGGTTTTCAGTCATGGATCATTACCCCGAAGGTAGTATTGGCGGGAACGGTCCGGTCGATGGTGCCCCGGTTGGCGCTCCTGGAACAGTCGTCGCATGAACATGTGTGGCGTAAAGCAACGCCCACTGCGTGTTCAACGTCGTAATCAGATCCTCCACGAACTTGTAGCCATTGATGGACGTGATCCCCGTGATGTTGATATCCGCGGCGGTCAGGTTCACTGAATTGGCTACAGTCATTGTAAGCGCTGTGATGGTAAAAATGAGCTCTTGCAGCCCCAAGTTTATGGTTTCACTCCCTTTCCGAAGAATGATTCCATCAGCTCCCATCGTCAATTCCGTGTCACTTAGGGCTGCACGGAGCTCCTGTAGGTCGAACTCGAAGGTGTTGTTCTCTCCGAGAGATATCTTCATCTTGCCGGCTTGCGAGTCCATCAGAGTCTTGATGAACGAGCCTAGAATCATACTTATGCCGGGTTTGCCTGTCTCAGCTGAGGTCACTTCTCCGCAGCTTCCCTGCTTACGAGCCACCGGGCTCTCGCCGTCTGAGCTGACCGAATTGGCGCCAGCAAGCACAGTCAGGCGGTCGATTTCGTTGAACCCTTCCTGGAGCGTAGGCTGAATATCGATCGAGGCTTGTGACGTCTTCTCAGTGCTGTTGGTAACCAACCCCACCGTGGTTCCCGGAACCGAGAGGATGTAGGTGAAGCAGAAATCTTTGATGATGCCGAGTGCGCCATTCATGAACCTGAACGCTCGCCGGCCGACTTCCATCAACATGCCGCCAGAGGCCCATAGAACGAACCTGGCGAACGAGCTGTCTGATCGGGCTATTACCTGCTGGTCACCAGGTCCGAGGCTCTCGGTGTCACCGTGCTGACGGAAACTCGGGGTGTTCTCGTTGAGAGATGGGGACGTAGGGAACAGGTTGAGCTGGCGATTCACTTCCGGATCTGATGTAGCGCCCTGGCTGATCAAGGGAATTGACCCCATGATCAGCCACTGAGTATTAGGTGTTCGAATGCACAGGACCTTGTCGTCGAGATGGAGCGCCCGGTTATTGCCGGTGTCCAAAAGACGAGCGTCCACAGCTTGGCCACGGTCTAGGCGGACACGGTAGATGTTCTTTTCAACATCGTAGCCCAACACGAGACCAGTCATGGTCTGTCCGGGCTGATTAGTGATACCTAGTCGTTGTTCCATATAACCGTCAGGCCTTCGTACTCCGCCATCTTGCCGTAGGCGAACTCAACAATCGGATGCGCGTCGAACCCCTTCAGCTTCGTAATCGCGCCAATAGCTGGAGCCTGCTTCAATGTACGAGGCAACCTCTGCGCCATCAACGGACCAATGAAGTCAGACGAGGTGAAGGGTACTTCTTTCACGCTCATCAGGTGAGGCTCAATCTTCATCGGATTCTTCAGTTTCCTATTCAGGTGACGGGCGTAATTCGAGCTGATTACGTCCCCTGACTGGATATCGTGAGCCTTCTCAGCGTCTCCGGCGTCGACGACAATCGACTTGTCGATCAGTGGACGGATGGCAGCCTCGAAGATTCTACGACGGACATTCTGCTTGGAGAGCTTCATTTCGACGTCAATGTCGTTGAGAAGAAGGTCGCGAGCAGCTTCGATACCTTTGTGCTGAGCAAGCTCCCGTGGGTGGGTAACGCCCAGGTGACTGAGCTTGTCTCCGGCCAGCACCTTGTCGCCAACCTTCACCTTCAGGTTCAGCTCTGTAGGAACGAAGTGCTTCACTCCGTCAACGTGAACTTCGTAGCCGCCACGATCTGTGTCAGCGATGTGATCTACAGTGCCGTCACGGGTAGACAGAGGAGTCTTGCCGCGCATGTTGGCCGGCATGTTGAAGATCTGGGCGATGCGCTTGTAGCCCACCTCGGTCTGTCCAACCTGTCCGCCGGTGTGAAATGTACGCATGACCATCTGGGTCAGAGGCTCAGAGATGGTCGTGCCCACCAGGGTGCCAATGTGGAAGCCCTTGTTGTAGAGCCCTCCGTGTTCGTTGGTGCCCATGCACTTCGCGCAGATGCCGCTGTGTGCGTGGCAAGTAGCGGGGCTCCGGACCTTGAGCATTTTTACGTTCTTAGACCTCAAAGACTTCATCATTGAGCCGTCGAGCATGCGTCCGTTAGACGCCAGGAATCGGCCGGACATGTCAGGGTGGTTTATCGGAAGGTCAATACCGTCCGTAGTCCCGCAGTCTTCCTCGGTGATCCTCATGTGGATTGTGGTGTTCTGAAGTTCCTTGGCGAACGAACCTGTGTCAGCTGTGGCGAGAGCCCGGTCAGCGATGCCCTTGCGCATACCAGGCAGAGTTGCCCAGTACGAGCCGAGATTCATACCCTCAGCGTACCCACGAGTAATAGGTACTGGAACGACGTTACCCTTCACGTCTTGCACGCCAACGGGCGCCAGGACCATCTGCTGCACGTTGCCTTTGTACTTGCCGGCGGCTCCAGACTTGTAGGTCAGATTCGCCATGCGGTTGTTCGTGACCTTGTCCATGGCTTTGCCGGCCTGATCTGAACCCCACATGATCGCCTTGAGCGGGTTCGTCTTGGCCATCTGGATAACCTTCGGCATGATCTTGTTGTGCATGCCGTCGAGCTGCGTGCTGGTAAGGTCACTCAGCCCTATCGACGTACCCAGGTTGGATACCTGAAGGAACCCGTGGTCCTTTAGCTTTGTGATGATGTCGCCGGCTTTCAGGCGGTACTTAGGGTCCTTGGCCAACGTGTTGATCAAGTCCTTCGTCTTGCCACCGGTCATCGGCTCATGATCGATGTGGTACTCCGTCGGGAGCTCAGCGTTGATCATGAAGTGGCCGGCAGTCCAGTTCTTGCCTTTGTAGGAAACCGGATCGTTCGGACGCAGCTTGTTGGACTGCACCATCTTCATCACTTCAGCCGCTCCGGTAACTTTCACCGCCTTCTTGGAGGTCGGAGTGGTCATAGCGAACAAGCCGAACAGAGCTTCTTTGGCTGGACCGTGAATGACGCTGAGATCCTTTGGTGACAGCAACGTCCTGGATGGCAGCAGGTTCCAAGACTGAAGCCTGGCCTTCTCCGACACAGGTACATGGATACCCACGGTATCACCATCGAAGTCAGCGTTGAGTCCACCTACGATCAACGGGTTGACCTGGATGGCTTGACCTGGCACCAGCCGTGCTTTTACAGCCACGGTGCTGAACTTGTGCAGCGACGGAGCACGGTTCATGATTACCGGACGCTCAGCCGCGATGTTCTCCAGGACCTTCATGGCCCGAGGGGTCATCTCTTCCAGCTCTGTACGCGCATCGATCGGCTTCATGCCGTAAGAAGTGACCATATTGCGGATGGCGAAAGGCGCGAAGATCTTCTGCGCCATCTTGAACGGGATGCCAACCTCATCTACGTGGAGAGTCGGATCAACGATAATGGTTGAGCGTCCGGTGAGGTCCTGGGTACGCTTCACCACCTGGGACTGAAACAGCCCAAGCTTGTTCTGCGGGCCGGCAATGGCCGAGATGAACCCCTTGAAGTTGGCGTTACGGGTCATCGGCTCTGCCAGACCAACCATGCCCACCACAGACCGGTAGAGGCCTTCGCGCTGAGGTTGAAGCAGGTCCTCGTCTACCTTCGCCTTCTTCAAGTCTTTGAGAGCCCTGTTGACGAACAACACCTCACGGTAGCCGTGGTTCGGGTCGGCGACATTCAGGTTGCCATCCCCCATGGCGTAGATCGGACGTGCACTCGGCGGAATCACCGGGATCAGCTTGTTGATGAAAGAGTCCTTCGGTGTCACACCCATGTTCTTCAGGGCAGTGAGGTAGCGTACCTTCTTCATGAGCTTAGGGCGGTCGGTCTTGTTCACCGATCGAAGCTTTGACCGTGCTGAACGGAGATCCGCTTCAACGTCGATCTTGCCCAGCAAACGTTCCATAGCCAGACCTGCAGTTACGCGGTCTTTACCCGGAGCGTCGTGAAGATCCCCGGCCAGGTCGACGTAGGTCTTTCCGGCCAGGACCTTGTCGAAGTCCTTCTTCTTGAGCCCTGTCAGCGCCATTGCCGGCGCTTCATACAACGGGTGAAGGATCGGCTCGGCCAGTTCAATGTGCGTCCAGTGGTCGTCTTTTCCTTGAGTTCCGCCGGTGAGTCCACGGTCAAACAGGCCGCCCTTCTCTTCGACGAGGTGTTGACCCGAAGTACGTACAACGGTGGGCTCTGTGATCTCACCTCGGCTGCGGGCAAGAATGTCCTTGTCCGTCATCGGAAGAGCCTTGATCGTGTTACCTTCCATCCGGAGGTTCACGCCGGCGCCCTGAAGGTACTTGTGGAACTTGTCCAGAACCTGCGGAACCAGAGGCGGTGGAGTAGGCATACCCAACTGGTACGCGTTCCAGTAATCGACGTTCCGATTACTCTTGATGCCCGCCACATCCTTCAGGAACTCGGTCTGCCCGCCTGCCATCAGAGAGTAGATCTCCAACGGCCCCATGGACTGCGCAGAGGTAGATTCGTCGAGAGCTCCGACACCGCCCTTTGCCGGCCTACCATCTACGGTGTAGGCGTCCTGGTGCCCACGAGCCGACAGCTTATTCCGGACCTGGTGCTTCAGCTTGATCCAGTGAAGCGGGCCGGTAAGCACGTTCTCGTGACTGGTGTTGTGTGTTGGATCCCACAAGGTCTCGGTGTCAGACAAGCCGTGCTTCTTGAGCTGAGCCTGGATGTCCTTGACCTGCGACTTCAGGTCGCCAAAGTTCTTCACCGTGATGTTCTTGCCGGTTTTCAGGGCGACCTTGCCCATGGCCGTCTCGAACATGATGCCAGGGTTCATCCGGCCAGGGATACCGTACGGGTTGAACAACACATCTACCGTGCCGCCTTCCGCGTCGCGGGGCATCTCATTGTCCGGCGTGATCTTGGTGACGATGCCCTTGCTACCGTGACGAGTGGACAACTTGTCGCCGATAACCATGGGCTCACGGGTCTTCACATAGACCTTGGTGAAGTTCGGGTTGTTCACGACGCGGACAACCTCACCGTCGACCATTTCCATCCACCGGACGCTGGTGTCCTTGAACGGTTTGGTCAAAGCCTTGTGGATACGGTCGTACTCGGTCTGTGGGCCCAACACGTTCTTCGTGATGGACGGAATGATGATCTGACCCGGCTTGATTACGTCGCCAACCTTGAGGATATCCTCTCGCCCTTCCGCCCAGGCGTCGGGCGTCTTCAGGTGAGGAAACTGAGCGAACAGCTTCTTCGAGGACAGGACAGTGTTCTGGTTCTTCTCTGCTCTCAGCTCGTGCTTGTGCTCTGACGCCAGCTTCTTCGACGCGGACTCGGAGATCACGATACCGTCTTCGAAGTTGTGACCCTTCCAAGGCATGAACGCGGTGACCAGGTTCTTCCCGACGGCCAGGCTCTGGTTCTTCGAAAAGTTGGACTCTGTAAGGGGCTGATGAGCTTTGACCTTATCGCCTTCCTTTACCGCGGGAGCCTCAGTCATGAAGGCTTCCGAGTTCAGAGCGTAGTGGTCGGGGATCTTATAGACCTGGGCCTTCTTGTCCCCGTCGTGGCGGATGTGGATCTCTTCGGACGTAACCTTCGTGACGGTGCCAGGCTTCTTAGACTTGGTCAACATCACCGACCCGACGATGTCGTTGTACGGGTGGCCGTGGTATTCAGACTGCACCAGCGGAACATCTCGCTCAACGAGAGGCACTGCCTGCTCCATGTGACGGCCGGCCATCAGCATTCTGGCGCCGCTGTTGGAGTGTAGATACGGAACTGCGTTAGTAGCAAAACTGAACGGAGCGCTGGTCGTCGGTATGATGTAGTCGACGTTCTTGGCCGGCATCTGGGTGAATACGCCTTTGTCCATGGCCAGCACGGTGGACTTCAGCGCCGTGAAAGACCTCGGGCGCTTCGGATCGTCGACCTTGTACTCGTCAGGGAACCCGACGACGGCTCGGGACAGCTCCACCGGGCTCTTGCTAACCATCTTCTTCTGTTTGACGTCGAACACCTGACGGAAAAGGTGATTACCCTTCTTGGTAACACCTTCGGTCAAGTGGTTCGATAGACCGATCAGCTCGTTCTCTGCGGTGTGCACGGGGTCGATGAAACCCAGGTGCGTCGAGTGCAGGTTTCGAACCTCGTCCGTCACGCGGTGAATGCTGGAGATACCGCCTTCACCCATGACCGTGACAGCCTGCAGCTTGCTGAGAATGTCGATGGGGTTGTTCTGGTCGGAATACCGCGTGAACTCCGACGTGGTGAACTGGGACATGATCGGCTTGCTGAGCACGTCAGGTCCGATGATCCGGCGAATTTTAGGGAGGCCGCGATCTACGGTGTATCCGAGACTACGTTTGATACCGGGGAGTGCTTTACGAAGACGATCACCTACGAAGTCTTCGACGCTGTGGATCGACTTGAACGACAGCGACTCCATGTCGGCAGGCTTCCGCTTACCTTGAGCGACTTCCTTGGCGGCACGCATAGCGTCCACCAGAGCGGACGCTGAGATCTTGTCGTGGCGTTTGCCAATGGTCTCCTGGGAAACGTCAGGGTCCAGAGGCTTCGACTCCAGGAACTCATTGATGTCGCTGACCAGTGTCGCCCTGTCCTCAGACGGAGCCTTCGACCGGACCTTGTTCCAGAAGCGCATCACCTCATCACGCTTGCCCCCGGCTGCCGCATTCTCGGAGTACGACCCTTCGCCTACGGCGTCGATGATGTCCTTGGACTTGACACCGATGCCTTCCAGGAACGGAACCAGCTTCAGGTTCGAGGTGCCAACCTTCATAAGGTACTGACCGGTCTTACGGTCGAGAGTTACGTCGTAGTCAGCACCAGTGGACGTCAGCTTGGTCTTGACGTTGTCGTCCGGCGTGAAGCTGGGGTAGATACCCGGACGGCGACGAAGCTGGTTGACAATCTGAAGGTCTTTTCCGTTGATGACAAAGCTGCCCAGGCCGGTCATGTGGGGGACGCGGGCCAGCACAGCGTTCTTATGGGAATCGACTACCTTGCCGGTTTCGTTATCGACCAGCTCCAGGTCGCCTCTGAGGTTAGAAGCGAAGGTGCCTTCGTTGTCCTTGACCTTGCGGATCTCGGACCAGTCCATCATCCGCTCTGCGCCGGCGTTGTCGTACTTGAGGTTCTTGGCTCGGAGTGTACGCTTGCGGCCTTCGATCGGGAATGTCTCGCCGACCTGGCTTTTTACATCATCGAGTAGGTTTTGAAACTGCTCTGTGATGGACAGCATTCACTAATCCCGTGGCTGCAGACTCTGCCGCCATGTTATTCGGGTTCAGCATCCCGGTCCACGTAGCGCAGGTAAAATGTCAGACCGATGACCGAACCCTTGTCTTTGTTCCAGGTAAACTCAGTCTCCAGGACTGTGTACCTGTCCTGATTATTGATGATCTCGTGGTACTTGATGTTATCTGACGGAAGATGAAGGTGGAATATCTCAGCGTACTTACGTCCTCCCGAGCCTAACCTACTACTCAGTGTACGGTCATCAGCCTCGGGCTTCTGGATGGGTTCGATGCCAGAGAGTTCTTCTTTTGTAGGCTTCTGCCGGCGGCGAGGAGCTGCCTTCTTCTTGGTCTTTTTCTTCTCGGTCATATCGTTGCGCTTTTGCCTGACGGAGGACGAACCTCGTTCATCGGCTTATTAGCCGCCTTCTGATCCTGGGTCAACCGCTTCAGCTTGTTCCCGATCAACCTAGCCAGGTCGGGGTCGGTCTTCGAGAGCTGAGCCAGCTCGTTCTTACGTTGAGCCGGGTTGGTGGTCGCCAACCACGATCGAGCCTGCATCTCAGCGATGTCCGGTGTACGAACATCCTGCGGAAGCATGGGACTAGCCGCTTTTGGGAGTGCCGGTGCCGGCTGACCTCCCGGCTGCTGTGCAGCTCCAGGTTGCTGAGGAGCCATAGGTGGCTGCCCTGTGGCCGGGTCTATACCCTGAGCCACCATATCAGCATTAGCCTGCTGCTGCATGGCCATCTGCTCCTCCTGCTGCTGCCGCTGCATCTGCATCTGCATCTGCATCTGGCGCATGCTGGCCTCTTCCTGCAAGGCCATCTGCTTCTTCTGGAACTCAAGCTGGAGCTCCTGCTGCTCGCGCTGCATCTGAATCTGCTGCGAACGCTTTGCTTCCTGCTCCTTCTCGATCTTCCTGGCTTCTTCGTCCGGATCCAGACCAAGCTCGGTGAGCAGGGTCTCGTCGGACACCACACCCTCTGAGCGCAGAGAGACGATCAAACCCTTCTGCTGAACGTCGTCAGCCATCTTGAAGTCTTCATGCTTGATGTCGGCCTTCGGCATACGACCGAACGTCTGCAGCTTGGGTACGACAAACTTC